CCATGCCTACCCCGAACGATCAGGCCGTCAAGGACGCGAAGAAGAAATCCATCGCCGCCATGACCGCCCGCCAGGGGCGGGCAAGCACCATCCTGACCGGCGATGATGGGACTGGCGACGGGGGCGGGTCGCTGGGAGCCTGACATGGACATCAAACAACTCTATGAGTACGGGGAGTCTCTGTTTGGTAAGCGATCGGGGCTCATGCTTCTTCTTCAAGAAATCGGGGAGAATTTTTATCCACAAAGGGCAGACTTCACCGTCAAGCGCCAACTCGGCTATGACTTTGCCGGCGACCTGATGTCAAGCTACCCGCTGCTGTGTCAGCGCGATCTGCAGGACCAGATCGGTACCATGCTGCGCCCGACAGCGAAGGAATGGTTCAAGACATCGCTTCAGCACGGAGTCGAGCCAGACAACGAGGCCAGCCGTTGGCTTCAGTACGCGACCAAGGTCATGCGCCGCGCGATGTATTCACCGGCCGCGCAATTCACCAAGGCCATGAAAGAAGGGGATGGCGATTACTCCTGCTTCGGACAAGCAGTGACATCGGTTCGCCTGAACAAGATGCGCAACGGCCTTCTGTACCGCTGCTATCACCTGCGCGATGTGGCGTGGATCGAGAACGCCGACGGCAAGGTCTGTGCTGTTTTCCGCAAGTACAAGATGTGCGCCCGTGATCTCGCTTCGATCTTCCACGGCAAGGTGCATCCGAAGGTCAATCAACTGATCGCCAACAACAAGGGCATGGAGGACGTTGAGTGCATGCACATGGTCGTCGAATCCGACATGTACGACGACAAAGGGAAGTTTCCCTACTGGTCGCTGCATTACGATTGCCAGCACAAGCACACGATGGAATCGGTGAATACCTGGAACCGCGAATACAACATCGAGCGGTGGCAGACCGTTTCCGGTTCTCAGTACGCATTCAGTCCTTCGACCGTTGCGGCTTTGCCGGAGGCCCGGCTCTTGCAGTCCATGACCTATACCCTGCTGGAAGCCGGCGAAAAGACCACGAATCCGCCGATGGTTGCCACGAAAGATGCGGTCCGGTCGGATGTCTCGATCTTTGCCGGCGGTCTGACGTGGGTGGATCGCGACTACGACGAACGCTTGGGCGATGCTCTCCGTCCAATGACCATCGACAGCCGCGGGCTTCCCTTTGGCGCCGAGCAGGCGCGCGATTCCCGCGCGATGTTGATGCAGTGCTTCTATCTTAACAAGCTCAGCCTGCCTCAGCGAGGCCCGGAAATGACCGCCTACGAGATCGGCCAGCGGATTCAAGAGTACATCCGCGGAGCACTTCCCTTGTTCGAGCCGATGGAATCCGAACGAAATGGTCAAGTCTGTGACCTGACCTTCGAGCTTCTGTTCAGGAATGGGGCCTTTGGTTCTCCACAGGACATGCCGAAATCGCTATCGAACAAGGAGATCGGCTTCGAGTTCCAGTCACCACTTCATGATGCAATCGAAGCGCAGAAGGGGCAGAAGTTCATCGAGATGTCGCAGATGATCGCGTCCGCTATCCAACTCGATCAGTCTGTGGCTGCCCTTCCAGATACCCGAGTCATCCTTCGTGATGTACTGGATGGCATTGGAGTTCCTGCCAAGTGGGTACGTCCTGACTCGGAAGTTGATGCCATGATCGCCCAGCAGCAGGCCAAGCAGGAAGCCGCGCAACTCTTGGCCGGGCTTGAACAAGGATCGGTGATTGCCAAGAACCTGGCTGGAGCCAGTACCCCGATGGTGGCCGCATGAATGAGCAACCCGACCAGCCAAAGCGCAAAGCTCCGAGGGCCGAGAGCCGATTGGCGAGGGATGCCAACAACTACGAGCTGGCTGACGCATCGGCTATCAAGGCCCTGCACGCCGGGACGGCTGATGCCTACCAACAGAAGCGAGCGCTTAACTGGATACTGAATACGGCCTGCGCTGTTGGCGACTGGCCCTATGTCGTCGGAGATCCCGACCAGACCCATATTCACCTTGGTAGGCAGTTTGTGGCGCAGCAGATAGTCAAGTTGCTTCAAGCAAATCTTGCCAGCGTCCGGAGAAAAGAGCCGAACGCCGACAAGCCTGAACAAGTTTAACCAGAGGAGGAGTGAGTCATGCGAGTACGAAATCAGTTTTTCAGGTTGATGGCGCCCGAGGATGACAAGGGCGGAGATGGTGGTGGTGATGCTGGCGATCAAGGTGGTGCCGGTGGCCAAGGCGCTGCCGACAAGGGCGCGCAAGGTGGCAACCAAGGCGGCGAAGGTGGTAGGCAGCCTAATGCAGAAAAATCCACGTGGCCCGAAGACTGGCGCACGCAGATTGCCGGCACCGACGAAGGGCTGAACAAGCGCCTTTCACGGTACTCCAGCCCGAAGGACGTGGCAAACGCCCTGCTGTCGGTGCAAAACCGTATCAGTTCCGGCGAGCTTCGTTCTACCCTACCGAAGAACGCGACAGAAGATCAGGTCAAGGCATGGCGCGCCGAGAACGGGATTCCCGAGGCACCGGATAAGTACGACCTGAAACTGGCAGACGGCCTGGTGGTTGGTGCTGACGACAAACCGCTAATCGACAAGCTCATGGTATCCATGCACAAAGTCAATGCGCCGGCCGGGATTGCTTCGGAAGTGGTCAATTTCTACTACCAGACCAAGCAGGAGGAGGAAGCCGCGCGGCAGACAAAGGACGCCGAAGCGGCGCGGGCTGCCTCTGACGCCCTGCATGCCGAGTGGGGCGCCGAGTTTCGACCGAACATGAACATGATCGACGGGCTTCTCGATACCGCGCCGGCCGGCGTCAAGGATCTGCTGAAGTTCGGCCGTCTTTCGGATGGGACTCCGATCATGGCGCATCCCGACGCAATTCGGTGGCTGAACAACATGGCCAGGGAGATCAACCCGGTTACGACGGTTGTTCCGAATGCCGGAGCAAACGTGTCTGGAGCCATTGACGACGAAATCTAGAAGATCGAAACCGCCATGCGTACCGA